TGCTGAACAATTTTTTAGTTCAGTTTATCCTACAATTTCATCTGGTCAAAAAACAAAAATGATTATTGTTTCTACACCTCACGGAATGAATATGTATTATAAACTTTGGGTAGACGCAGAAAATAAAAGAAACGATTATATACCTATTGAAGTCCATTGGAGTGAAGTACCAGGACGAGATGAAGCGTGGAAAGAAGCAACAATTAGAAACACCTCATTAGAACAATTCCAATCAGAATTTGAATGTGAATTTTTAGGATCAATAGATACATTAATATCACCATCTAAAATTAAAACACTTGCTCATTTAAATCCTATTGAGTCAAACGCAGGTGTGGACATTTATGTAAGACCCGAAAAAGACAAAACTTATGTTTGTACAGTTGATGTCGCAAGAGGAACAATTAAAGATTATTCTGCTTTTGTTGTTTTTGATGTTACACAAATGCCATATAAAGTTGTGGCAAAATATAGAAGTAATGAAATTAAACCTTATGTCTTTCCAAACATCATAGCAAGAATTGCCAAAGCATACAACACAGCACACATACTTGTAGAAGTCAATGATTTAGGTCAGCAAATATCAGACGCATTACATTTTGAAATTGAGTATGACAATCTATTAATGACGACTCAAAAAGGTCGGGCTGGTCAAATATTAGGTGCTCAATTTAGTGGTCGAGGTACATCACTTGGTGTAAGAATGACTAAACAAATTAAAAAACTAGGCTGTTCAAACTTTAAGACTTTAATAGAAAGTGATAAACTTATAGTAAATGACTTTAACATTATAGAAGAAATGTCAACATTTAGTAAAAGAGGTAACAGTTGGCAAGCTGAAGACGGCTGTAATGATGACTTAATTACTTGTTTAATTATCTTTGGTTGGCTATCAAATCAACCATTTTTCAAAGAAATGACAAATACTAACGTTAGAAATCAACTTTATATTGAACAAGAGAAGTTAATAGAACAAGATATGGCACCCTTTGGGTTTATAGAAGATGGAACACCTGAAGAAGAAAAGTCATTTTCAGACGAATATGGTACAGTATGGCATCCAATAGTGAGAAAAGGACTGTAGTTTTTGATAATTATAAATATCTGTATAATAAGTTTTGACTATGGGCGTAAGAAAACTTACGATAAATGATTAATAATTAGGCTAATTAGAGGAGAAAACCTATGGCATTTCAAGTATCACCAGGTGTTCTCGTACAGGAAAAAGACTTAACAAGAATTATTCCTGCCGTATCAACATCTATTGGGGCTATCGCTATTCAATCGAATAGAGGTCCTGTGGAAGAGATTGTGGCAATTTCTAGTGAGCAAGAGTTAGTAAGTACATTTGGAAAACCTGATACAAGTACATTTGAGTATTTTTTCAGTGCTTCAAGTTTCTTACAATACTCTAACGCTTTAAGAGTAGTACGAGCTAATAATACTGGTTTAACAAACGCAAATACGACTGGTTCATCTGTATTAATAAAAAATATTGATGATTACCAAAATAATTATGCTACTGGTCAAGCGAATGTAGGAACATTTGCTGCTAGAACAGCAGGAACTTGGGGTAACAACTTATTAGTTGCGACTTGTCCAAGTGCTTCTGCTTTTGAACAAACATTAGGAACAGGAAATCAAGTTAACGAAGGTTCAGGTACTGCTGTTGGCGACACTACAATTACTGTAGATGACGGCACAGCTTTCAACATTGGAGACATTGTTGAATTTTCTACAACAGCTGCTACAACTGACTTTACTACTGGAGAGAAATATAGAATAACTAATATTTCTACAAACGATTTAACAATCGTTCAACATCCTTTAGGACAAGGCGGATTACAAACAGCAGTTGTTGATGACGCTAGAATCAAAAGAAGATGGAGATATTATGATGCCGTTGATGGCGCTCCAGGAACTTCACCATACGTTTCAGTAAGAGGCGGATCTGGTGACGAATTACACGTAGTCGTTATTGACGAAGACGGTGGTATTTCAGGAACTCCTGGCGAAGTTATTGAAACATTTAGTAAAGTGTCAAAAGCAAGTGATGCTAAAACAGCACAAGGCGATGACAACTATTATGTAAATGTTATTCAAAATAAATCACAATACATTTATTGGACAGATCACAATTCTTCAGGATCAAATTGGGGTAGTGCTTCTAGTGGAGTAACTTTCACTAACGTAACAACTCCAACAAGTGAATCACTTTCTGGTGGTTCTGATGGTTCTGCTGTAACAACAGGTGAACTGAAAACAGCGTATGAATTATTCCAAGACGCTGATACTGTAGATGTAGGGTTAATCATCGCTGGTCCTTCAGGAAGTACAACACACATTGATAACTTAATCACTATAGCTGAAAATAGAAAAGATGCTATTGTGTTTGCTTCACCTCAAAGATCAGACGTTGTAAACGTAACTAACTCAAACACTCAAACTACTAACGTTATTGATTTCTTCGATAACATTAGATCATCTTCATATGTCGTATTCGACAGTGGATACAAATATACTTACGACAGATACAGTGATGTATATAGATTTGTACCATTAAACGGAGATACTGCTGGTTTGGCTGCTAGAACTGATTTAGTTGCTGACGCTTGGTATTCACCAGCTGGCTTTAATAGAGGTATTATTAGAGGCGCTGTGAAACTGGCTTACAACCCAACAAAATCACAAAGAGATCAATTATATCCAAAAAGAATCAATCCAGTGACAACATTTCCTGGACAAGGTACTATCTTATTTGGAGATAAAACTGGTCTTTCTTCACCAAGTGCTTTTGATAGAATCAACGTAAGAAGATTGTTTATCGTATTAGAAAAGGCGATTGCAACTGCTTCTAAATTCCAACTCTTTGAGTTCAATGATGAATTTACAAGAGCTAACTTTAGAAACATTGTAGAACCTTTCCTAAGAGAAGTACAAGGTCGAAGAGGTATCACAGACTTTTTAGTAGTATGTGATGAAACTAACAACACAGGCGAAGTAATTGACCGTAATGAGTTTATAGCAGAAATCTTTATCAAACCTGCTAGAAGTATTAACTTTATTACACTTCAATTTATCGCTACAAGAACAGGCGTGGCTTTTGAAGAAGTCGCTGGCGCTTAATAGTAGAGAAGGAGAAATAAAAAATGGCAAATATAAATGACTTCAAAGCTAAACTTGCTGGCGGTGGCGTAAGAGCCAATCAGTTTAAGGTAACAATGCCTTTTCCTGGTTATGCCCAAGTTGGCGGCGAAACGGAAGAACTGGCTTTCTTATGTACAGCAACTACAGTACCTGCTTTTGCGGTAGGTGATGTAACTGTTAACTTTAGAGGAAGACCAATTTACATCGCTGGAGATAGAACGTTTGAACCGTGGACTATGACTGTACTAAATGATACAAATATGAAGTTGAGAAATGCCTTTGAAAGATGGCAGAATGGTATCAACAATATGTCTGATAATGAAGGATTAACAAATCCTGCTGATTATCAAACAGACGCATTTGTAGATCAATTAGACAGAAACGGTAATACAATCAAATCTTACACTTTGAGAGGTTGTTTTCCAACAAGTATAGGCGGTGTATCTTTGACCTATGAACCTCAATCTGCTGTAATGAGTTTTGAGGTGTCATTGAGATTCCAATTTATGGAGTCCAATACTACTACTTAATATCTCGTATAAGTATTAGTACAGGAGAATAATATTATGGCTGAATTATTTGGATTTAGTATTACAAGAGCAAAGAAGCAACAAGATCCAAAACAAAGCTTTACGACCAAGCAAGCGGATGACGGTACCCAAACCGTCGCCGCTGGCGGGTATTTTGGTCAGTACCTTGATATGGAAGGTACTGCTAAAACTGAAGCGGACCTTATTAGACGATATAGAGAAATTTCCATACATCCAGAATGTGATATGGCAATCGAAGATATTGTTAATGAGGCAATTGTTGCTAATGAAATGAAAGACGCCGTAAGAGTAAACGTAGAAAATTTACCTTATGGAAAAGAAGTAAGAAAAAAAATAGAAGACGAATTTAAAAATGTATTGAGATTATTAAGTTTCAGTACAAAAGGACACGATATTTTTAGAAGATGGTATGTTGACGGCAGAATTTTTTATCACAAAATTATAGATAGAAATAGTCCTAAAAAGGGTATCACTGAATTAAAATATATTGACCCTCGTAAAATCAAAAAGATAAGAGAAATTAGAAAGAAAAGACCAGACGGTCCTACACCACAAGGTTTATCTATAGTAGATGAATATGTGGAATATTTTTTATTTAATGAAAAAGGTGTTGTAGGTACTACTTCAGGTATGGGTATTAAAATCGCACCTGATACAATCGCATTTTGTCCTAGTGGTTTAATAGATCAAAATAAAAATATGGTCTTGTCTTATTTACATAAGGCAATTAAACCTGTCAATCAGTTAAGAATGATTGAAGATGCCGCTGTAATTTATCGTATCGCAAGAGCACCTGAAAGAAGAATATTTAAGATTGATGTAGGTAACTTACCTAAAGTAAAAGCAGAACAATATTTAAGAGATGTTATGGCAAGATACCGTAACAAACTTGTCTATGACGCTTCTACTGGTGAAGTAAGAGATGACAGAAACTATATGTCTATGTTAGAAGACTTTTGGTTACCAAGTAGAGAAGGTGGAAGAGGTACAGATATTTCTACACTTCCTGGTGGTCAAAATCTTGGAGAGATTACAGATATAGAATATTTCCAAAAGAAATTATATAGATCATTAAACGTACCTGTAAGTAGATTAGAGTCTTCTTCTGGATTTAATTTAGGAAGATCAACTGAAATTACAAGAGATGAATTGAAGTTTACTAAATTTGTTCAAAGATTAAGAAAGAAGTTTACAGAACTCTTTAATGATATAATGAGAACACAATTAGTTTTAAAAGGTATTATTGCTGAAGAAGATTGGGCATTAATTAATCAAGCTATTAATTATGACTTTTTACAAGACGGTCATTTTGCTGAATTAAAACAAACAGAAATGTTAAGAGAAAGATTGGCATTAGCCAATGAAATGAGAGATTATGTCGGTAAATATTATTCTGTTGAATATGTTAGAAAACACGTATTGAAACAAAATCAAAGAGATATTGAAGACATTGATAAACAAATCAAAAAAGAAATTGATGACGGAATTATTGCTGCTCCAACAGCACAAAATTCTGATATTGATAATTTATAAGGAGTAAAATATGAGTGAAGAAGTAAAAAACTTTGTTGACGCCTTGGCTAACGCAAATAACGACCAAGCCGGTGAAGCATTTAAAGACGCTTTAAGAGCAAAAGTAGGTGACGCATTAGATAATCAAAGAAAAGAACTTGCTGGTAATTTGTTCAATGCACAACCTTTTAGTGACCCTAAACCAGAAATTGCTGATGCCGGAACATTTAACCAAGATGGAACGGTTGCTAGCCTTCAAAATGATGGCGAGGCAGAAATAGATTTAACACAAGATAATGAAAATCAGTAATATTATAAAAGAAAACAAGTTAATTGATTCAAAGACTTATAATAGTCTTTCGCCTTTAATGAAAGAGGCAGTAAAAGATATGTTTAAGATAATTGAAAATAAAGGCAATTTAATATTAAATGTAGAAAATGCTGTTGATAAAGTTGCTGAATTTCATAACATAAACAAAAAAGAATTATATCAATACATTGAAAAAGAAACAAACGAACAATTAGGAGTTAAATAAATGGCAACGTTTATAATAAAAGGTTCTGCCACAACTAACGTAACAGATAACGATTTAGGCGGTGCTGTATTTGTTAGATGTGTGGCAACTGCTAATGCTCAAACACTTACACTAAAAGAAAATGGTGGTACTGTAACTATAGGTACAAATTATTTTCATTTAGCAGGTGATGAAGCAATTATTGAAAAACATCCAACAGATGAAATAACATTTGCTGGATCAGTAGCAGCTGTTGGCTCACCAAGAAGTTAATTATGACCATATCTACAACTAAATTAGTTGATGATAGTTTTAAAACAATTACTACAGCAACAGGTGTAGGAAATGAAACTGAACAGTTAATTGTAGATACGTCAGAATTATTAAATGCTTCAAGTGAACCTAAAGTTTCTATTGCTAATATTCAATATGAAATTTTAGGAACAGGTAATGTTACTTTGTTTTATCAAAACGATACTACAAAACAAGTAGTCATAAGTGGTAGAGGAAATTACGGTTTAAAACCAGGAGAAATAAAAATTAAAGATACAATAGGTGATGTTTTACTTTCAAGTGATAGTAATGTTTCATCATATAATATTGTTTTAGAAACTCATAAAGAGGCAGGATTTAACTAATGGCAGATATAGTAACAACACAAACAATCGCTGACACTTCAGGTGTAAAGTTTGTCACTAAATTAACAAACTTTTCTGATGGTACAGGTGAAACTTTAGTCAAAAAAGTTGACGCTTCAGAACTCACTTTTATGACTGAAGATGGTAATAGAAAAATATCAAAGATATGGTATTCTATCAACACGGCTAATAATAAGTCAGGTGTAGAAATTATTTGGGACGGAGCTACAGACGCAACTGCTTTATTCTTATCTGGCAACGGTTATTGGGATTTAAGACCAGCTGGAGATGAAATACCTAACAATGCTACAACACCAACTGGTGACGTATTGTTAAGTACAAAAAACTTTGCTAGTGGTGATAATTACACAATTATTATCGAGTTTAGATAAAAAAACTTATAAATAGTCTATACAAGAGAGAGAATTTATGAAGCTAATATCAGAAGAAATTTCTAACGCAGAATATCTTATCGAAGAAAAAGACGGTAAGAAAGAATATAAAATTAGAGGTATCTTTTTACAATCTGAAATAAAAAATAGAAATGGAAGAGTCTATTCAAAAGACGTACTTGAAAAAGAAGTAAAAAGATATAACGCAGAATTTATCAATAAAAATAGAGCTTTTGGTGAGTTAGGTCATCCTGACGGACCAACAGTTAATTTGGAAAGAGTTTCACATATGATTAAAAAACTCTATCCAGATGGAAACAACTTTATTGGTGAAGCGAAGATAATGAATACACCGTATGGTAAGATTGTAAAAGGTCTTATTGACGAGGGTGCTCAATTAGGAGTATCATCTCGTGGTATGGGTTCATTAGAACAAAAAGGTGGTGTCAATTATGTCGGTAAAGACTTTTATTTGGCAACTGCTGCTGACATAGTCGCAGACCCTTCAGCTCCAGACGCTTTCGTTGAAGGCATTATGGAAAACAAAGAGTGGGTATGGGATAATGGAGTTTTAGTTGAAAAAGAGATAGAAGCTTGGAAACTAGAACTTATTAAGACAAAGAAAAGATCATTAGAAGAACAAAAGTTAAAAATCTTTGATTCTTTTCTTAAAAAACTTTAATTTTATAAATATCTAGTAATAAAGAGAAAAATAACTAGTTATTTTAATAAGGAGATTTCTCAATGGCCGAAACAGAAAAACAAGTAGAGGCGTTAGAAAAAGAAGTGAACGAAGCGAGTGCTAACCCACAAGCTGACGCACCGAAAAAGAATGCTGTAGCGGCAGAAACTTCTCATCTGAAAAATGATGCTGAAGATTTAGGTCAAGCAGTTGTTAAACCAACTGACAGCAATCCTGACGCAACTAAAAAAGTTAGTCAAGTTTCTGACAAAGTATCTCAATCAAGTCAAGTGGCTGCCGAGCCATCTCACTTGAAGACTGCTAAAGAAGAAACTGAAAAATCGGGTAAAGAAGAAAAAGAAACAAAAGCAGAAATGATGCACGACAAAGAAGATAAGAAAAAAGAAGTAAAAGAAGATTCTTATGATGTCAAAGCTGATGTTGATGCTTTAGTTGGTGATTCTGATTTATCGGAAGAATTTAAACAAAAAGCTGCTACTATTTTTGAGGCTGCTATTAATTCTAAAGTGAAAGCTGAAACAGCTAAACTTGAGGAAGAATACGCTCAGAAATTAGAAGAAAATACCGAATCTTTCAAAAGCGAAATCGTTGAAAAAGTTGATTCATACTTGAACTATGTAGTTGAAGAATGGATGAAAGAAAACGCAATTGCTATCGAAAGAGGTATCAAAGGCGAGATCGCTGAAGACTTTATCAGTGGTCTTAAAAAACTATTTGAAGATCACTACATTGATGTTCCAGATGAAAAATACAACATCTTGGAAGATCAAGCTTCAAAAATCGAATCATTAGAAAAAAAACTTAACGAACAAATCGAAAAGAACGTTGAATTAAATTCGTTAAACAGCTCATTGAAAAGACAAGACATCATTGATGAATTGTCAAAAGATTTAGCTGATACAGCGAAAGAAAAATTTGATGGACTTGTAGAGTCTGTTGAGTATTCTAGTGAAAAAGACTTTAGAAACAAAGTTGAAACTATAAAAGAATCATATTTTGGATCTAAAGAAGAAGTAAAAAGTGATATAGATGATGTAGCGGCAGGCGATGGCTTAACTGAACAAGTTGACCTATCGAATGCTATGGCTGCTTATACCGCCGCTATTACTAAAACAAAAGATATGAAAATATCTAAAAAATAATATAGAGGGAGAAAACTAAAATGTTTTTATCTGAACAAGTAGAAAAAAAATGGCAGCCAGTCCTAGAGCATCCTGATTTACCAAAAATCACGGATTCTTACAGACGTGCCGTTACAAGCGTTATCCTTGAAAACCAAGAGAGAGCGCTAAGAGAAGATAATGCTTTCTTAAACGAAGCTGCTCCTGCTAACGCAACTAATGCTGGTGCTAACCCAATGGCAAATTGGGACCCAATTTTAATCTCGTTAGTAAGAAGAGCAATGCCAAATCTTATCGCATACGATATTTGTGGCGTACAACCTATGACTGGACCAACAGGTCTTATTTTTGCTATGAGAAGTAAATACACTTCTCAATCTGGAACTGAGGCGTTATTTGACGAAGCAGATTCAGATTTCTCTAGTAGAAATGCTGCTGGTGACTCAACTGCAGGAACAGGCGTAACAGAACAAAGAGGGTCAAACCCAGCTATTCTAAACGACTCACCTGCTGGTGAATACACTAGAGGTCAAGGTATGACAACTGCTTATGCTGAAGCTTTAGGTGATTCATCTAACAACGCTTTTGCTGAAATGGCTTTCTCAATTGAGAAATCAACTGTTACAGCAAGAAGTAGAGCGTTAAAGGCTGAATACACTATGGAATTAGCACAAGACTTAAAAGCTATCCACGGTTTAGATGCTGAAACAGAACTTGCTAACATCTTATCTGCTGAAATCCTTGCGGAGATCAATAGAGAAGTAGTAAGAACTATTTACATCAATGCTGAAAAAGGTGCTGCTACAGCTGCTGGTGTTGCTATCAACACAACTACAGCTGGTATCTTTGATTTAGATACAGACTCAAACGGAAGATGGTCAGTTGAGAGATTCAAAGGACTAATGTTCCAAGTTGAGAGAGAAGCTAATACTATCGCACAAAGAACAAGAAGAGGAAAAGGTAACATCATTATCTGTTCTTCAGATGTTGCTTCTGCTTTACAAATGGCAGGTGTGCTAGATTACACTCCAGCATTAAACAACAATCTAAACGTTGACGACACAGGCAATACTTTTGCTGGTGTATTAAACGGCAGATACAAAGTGTACATTGATCCATATGCTGCTAACCAAGCTGCTAAGCAATACTTTGTAGTAGGTTACAAAGGTACTTCACCTTATGACAGTGGTTTATTCTATTGTCCTTACGTTCCACTACAAATGGTAAGAGCTGTTGGACAAGACACTTTCCAACCGAAAATTGGGTTTAAAACTAGATATGGTTTACAAGCTAACCCATTTGCTGAAGCTGGTGTTTCTGACACTGCTATCATCAACGGTGCTGGTGCTGCTAACTCAAACAGATACTACAGACGAGTACAAGTAACTAACTTAATGTAATCTGTTTAACAACAGTATATTTAAAAGGGCGACCCTCAAAAGTCGCCCTTTTTTTATGGGATAAATAAAAAGAATGAAAAAAGTTTTAATTCAATATCTGTACATATTCATCATAGTATTAATAATGCTAGTTGTTTTTACTTGGGCAAATGCCTGTGAAGAAGAAGTAAAAGCAGATTTACCTGTATGTGAAGAATACCAAGTATCTACTGAAGAAAAACCTTGTAAAAAAGGAGAGGGTAATATTAACACAGTTATTAAGGCTTTGGAGAAGTTAGGCGAGTCAGGAACACTTCCTAGATAACATATAAATAGTATTATGACAACCACTAATAGTTACAATAGACAGCCTACAAAGTTAGATTATGCGTCTCCAACGCAGTTTAAATTTAATATATTTAAATTACCTAAAGTAGAATACTTTTGTACAGAAATTAATCTGCCTGGTATAAGATTAAATACAGTAACACAACCTACATCATTAAAGCAAATACCAATTCCTGGTGACGGATTAACATATGATAGTTTAAGAATGACTTTTATTGTAGATGAAAACTATGAAAACTACCAAGAGATACACGGCTGGTTAGTAGGATTAGGATTTCCAAAAGATAATAGTCAATTTAGAGATTTAGCTGCCGCAGGTGAAGATAGATTTCCAGGTTCAAGTCAAGCGTTTAGTAGTGAAATAGGTAAGGTAAAATATGGTGCTGCTAATCCTGGTGGAATATTATCAGACGCAACATTAATAACATTAACAAGTAAAAACAATCCACAATTAGAAGTAAGATTCAGTGATGTATTTCCTGTATCATTATCAAGTTTAAGTTTTACACAACAAGCTGGTGATGTAAATTATCTAACAGCAAGTGTGGATTTTGAATATAAAATTTATGAATTTGCTACGGTAGGTTCATCAACAACTAGTGTAACAACCTCATAAAAACTTTACTTTTTAGAGTTTTTGTGATATAATATATATTATGGAGATATTATGGATTTAGAACAATTACAAGAACAGGTTGATAAAGACCTGAAAATAAATGATACTGAACTTGATTTAGAATCATTAAAGACACCTCAATTACACAACCAATATATGAAACACTTAACAAAGTATAAGTTAATGTTAAGTCGTGCTGAAACTGAATACAATATTATGAAACGAGAAAAATGGGAATATTATACAGGAAAGGCTGACGCTTCAGTATATGCTGAAAAACCATTTGACTTAAAAATATTAAGAACAGATATAGACAAATATTTAGATTCAGATATTGATTTACAAAAACAAAAACAAAAAGTTGATTATCTTTCTACAACAGTAGATTTTTTAGATAGAACTATTAGACAAATTGCCAATAGAGGTTTCACTATTAAGAACGCCATAGACTGGAGAAAGTTTACTAGTGGAGCTATTTAATGTTTTTAGAATCTACTCATTACATTAAAGAAAATGCCTTTTCAAAATCTTTTTGTGAAAAGATAATGAAGATAGGTTATCAAAGAAAATTAGAACTAGCAAAAATACAAGACGGAAATCAAGTTAATCGTAAATCACATATTAGTTTTTTAAGTGATGATGAACTACTAAAAGAAGTTACACCTGTAGTCAATGAGGCAAACGAAAAAACAGGTTGGAATTTTTTATTAAGAGAGTTTGAACCATTACAATATACCATTTATAATATAAGAGATCATTATGATTGGCATATAGATACACACGCAAAAGCATATAAAAATGGTTTAGTTAGAAAATTAAGTTTTACTATTTGTTTAAATGATGATGAAACTGAAAACAATAATTACAAAGGTGGAAATTTTGAAATTTGTGTTCCCCACCCTCGTTATCAAAAGCATATAAAAATGGTTTAGTTAGAAAATTAAGTTTTACTATTTGTTTAAATGATGATGAAACTGAAAACAATAATTACAAAGGTGGAAATTTTGAAATTTGTGTTCCTCACCCTCGTTATCAAAAACATAAGTATTTTAAATTTAAAGAAACTTTTAAACAAGGAACTATTATTGTATTTCCTTCACACATATGGCACAAAGTACATCCTGTTACATCTGGCACAAGAAAAGTATTAGTAGGTTGGGTTGTCGGTAAACCTTTTGTATAATGACTACTACAAGATATTTAATCATAGATAAAAAAAATGAAGTCTATTTAAAAATAGAGGCAGACGCCGATATTAGACGAGAACTTGGTGAATACTTTACGTTTGAAGTACCAGGTTTTAAGTTTATGCCACAATATCGTAATAGAGTTTGGGATGGAAAAATTAGATTATTTTCATATGCGACAGGTCAAATTTACACAGGATTATATCCTTATATCTTAAATTGGTGTAAAGAAAAT